ACGAGACAGGTGTGTACTTACCAGCGGCTTACCTATCTGCTGACACTATCCACTTACCGATGTGCTGACCTCACCATAAATGCAGCTGTAATGAGCATTCAACACTGCGTACTTCCCCACCTTGGAGCAAATAAAAAATGTTATAAACAAAAAACAAGTGTCCTCACAGCTTTTCAAATGCTGTAAGAACACTCGCCATGGCAAATAACTCTAATTTGGATACCAATGCACTCCAGGGAAAAAGCGGGGTGCATTTTGGCAGGTGGGGTGCATTACACAGATAAAAAAAAGGCAGGAAATCGGATACTCCGAAATCCCGCTTTTAAATGTCCATTCAGTTCGTGATTTCCGTCCCATCAAAGAAGTGGAACCTCATTTTCCCATCGCTCATCACAGTTACATTTTCGACAGTGTCAAGCCACAGGCACGGATCAAACTCACTTAAAACCCCCTTCCTTGATTCAACCGTATGGATGAATCTATCGATGGCTTTCGCTTTTTCCAGTTTTTCCCTGCGTTCCGCAGCGAGGCTGTCATACCGGGCCTTTGCTCTTTCATAGCGGTCAACATAGCCGTTGTATCTGGCTGTGTATTCGCTCTGATCCTGCGCCACGGATGAGTTTTCTTCGATGCACTTTCTTGTGAGCTCGGCGACAACTTCCATCTCCCGGAGCAGCTCTGCCATTTCAGCGTCAATTGCCGAATTGTCTGTCAGTACTGATTTTGCCGTCAAACAGGCGGCAATGTACGGCTCCTTTGATGTAATTATCCCGTTAAATGCCGCCGTGAACCTGCCTTTAATTTCATCTTCGGATAATGCAGGAGTTGAACATCTCCGCTCCCTGTCTTTATACTTGCAGTTGCAGCGCCACACGGTTGTTCTGTACTTTGTCGGTCGAGTGAAGAGTCTTAGGACCGTACCAGCCGCCGCAGTCTCCGCAGATGAGCTTTGCGCCGAACACGCTTTTTCCGCTGTAGGCTTTTCCGATGCGTCTGCGCCGCCTGATTTCCTCCTGCACGGCATCCCATTCCAACGGGTCGATGATTGCCTCGTGGCTGTGTTCAATGTAGTACTGAGGCACTTCACCCTCATTGACCTTCTGCTTCTTAGTGAGGAAATCCTTTGTAAAACACTTCTGGAGGAGCGCCGAACCCCGATATTTCTCGTTTTGCAGAATGCTTTTGACCGTTGAAGCGCGCCATTCTTTTTTGCCCGCCGGAGTCGGTATCCCGTCCGCAGTGAGTTCTTTCGCAATGGTACAGGCGGTTTTTCCCTGCATGAAGGTTCGGTAAATCCGTCTGACGACGACTGCCTGTCGGGGTTGACCACAGGTGGATCGTCTTTTTTCTGACCCCGCTCATAGCCGAGAAACTGTTTGTACGGAAGGCTGACCTTACCGTCGGAGAACCGTTTCCTCTGTCCCCAAGTGACGTTCTCGGAGATGGAGCGGGATTCTTCCTGTGCAAGGCTGCTCATGATGGTCAGGAGCAGTTCTCCCTTGCCGTCAAGCGAGTAGATGTTTTCTTTTTCAAAATAGACCTCGACGCCTTTTTCCTTCAGCTTTCGTATCGTCACCAGACTGTCAACTGTGTTCCGGGCGAAACGACTGACCGACTTCGTGATTATCAGGTCGATGGAGCCTGCCATGGCGTCACCAATCATCTCGTTGAAGCCGTCGCGTTTTCTTGTGCCAAGGCCGCTGATTCCTTCGTCCGTGAACATCGCAGGGGTGATATCGTCATCGAACCACGACTGTTCGGCAATCGTGCCGTAGAGTTCCAGCTCACGGCCTGCCGATCCGCTTTCGTCCGCCTGATTCCTCCACGCCCAGAACTTCTTCGTCTGATTCTTCATCGGGGTTTTCCTCCTTTCCGTTTTCGGTCGTATCCGCAAAAGCGCCCGCTCTTGCAAGCGGGAGCATATTGCCGTTGATAAGATAGAGATCACCGCCGTCTTCAGCCGGGATTCGGTCAAGGTTCTCCAGCTCACGGATGTCGTTTGCGGACATCCAGCCGTTCTGCCTCGCCGTGGCGTATCCGGTCATGCGGCTCTGGTAATCTCCGCGCAGCAGACCTTCCACGTTGAATTTCACGAAGAACACCTTTTTCTCGTCCGCCGTCAGGAGTGTTCTCTGAATGGACTGTTCCCATCGGATCACCCAGGGGTCGAGGGTGTATTTTACGAATTCAAGGGACTGCTGCTCTATATTGGAAAAGCTCGACTTCTCAAGGTCTCCGACCATGTGCGGCGGGACTCTGAAAATTCGAGCTATCTCATTGATTTGGAATTTTCTCGTTTCGAGGAACTGCGCCTGCTCCGGGGAAATGGAGATGGGCGTGTATTTCATGCCCTCCTCCAGTACGGCGATTTTGTTGCTGTTCGCCGAGCCGCCGAAGGTGTGCTGCCAGCTTTCTCTTACACGGGAAGGGTCTTTGATCGTGCCGGGATGCTCCAGCACGCCGGAAGGAGCCGCGCCGTTGGCGAAAAACTTGCTGCCGTATTCCTCTGTCGCGATGGCAAGGTCGATGGCGTTCTTTGCCATGGCAATGGGGCTGTATCCGACGAGACCGTCGAAGCCGAGTCCCGGAATATGCAGCACATCCGAAGGGGTGAAGCGTGACGGTATAGCTGTTGTCCTTCGGAAGCTCGTCCTGAGACTTCTGATAGGTGTAATACAGCTGTCCGTCCTCGTCCCGGCTGACCGTCATCTTGTTCGGCATCAGCGGATAGAGCGCAACGACCTCGCCCTTGCCGTTGCGTATGATCTGCGCATAGGCGTTGTCCCACAACAGGAGGTGCGTCATAAGCGTTTCCCGGAACACGAAGGAACTCATCTCCGGGTTCGGCTCGTCATGCAGAAGCTGATACAGCGGATGGTCGATGGCTTTTTCCTTGCCGCCGTCCTCTTTGTATCGGTACATATGGAGTGGAAGGCCCGCAATAGCCTCTGACAGGATTCGGACGCAGGCGTACACAGCCGTCATCTGCATGGCGCTCCGCTCGGTCACGACCTTGCCTGAACTGGAGTTTCCCATATAAAAGGCGTAGCGTGAACCGACCGTACTGTTGTGAGGCTTGTCTCTGGATTTGAAGAGACCTTTGAGAATGCCCATATCTCATCACCGTCCTTTACAAAAATAAAAGACCTCGCGTGTCGTACACGCTCTCGGTCTGGTCAGTGCCGCATCGAATGGCGCGGTCAAGAGCCATGATGGTCGCTATGGCTCCGTCGATCTTCTCCGTGGATTTCTCCTTGTCGGCTTTGATGTTTCCGGCGGGGTCGGTGCGGATGTAGATGTTGTCCATCATCCACCGAAGCACCGGGTGACCGCCGTGGGCGATCTTCTGCTCCAGGGTCAGCTTTATCAGTTCCTTTGTCGGCGGGGACATATCCTTGAAACCCTGCCCGAAAGGAATGACTGTGAACCCCATGTTTTCGAGATTCTGCACCATCTGAACGGCGCCCCATCGGTCGAAGGCGATCTCCCGGATGTTGAACCGTTCGCCCAGACTTTCGATGAACTTCTCGATGAAGCCGTAGTGGACGACGTTGCCCTCCGTGGTCATGATGAAGCCCTGGCGCTCCCAGAGATCATACGGGACATGGTCGCGTCGGACTCGCAGTTCGAGAGTCTCCTCCGGCACCCAGAAGTACGGCAGGATAATGTATCTGCCGTCATCGTCGCCGGGCAGGAACACCAGGACGAACGCCGTGATGTCGGTCGTGGAGGACAGGTCAAGCCCGCCGTAGCAGACGCGGCCTTCCAGATCGTCTTCGGACACGGGAAAGGCGCAGGCGTCCTATTTCTCCATCGGCATCCATCTGACTGACTGCTTGACCCACTGGTTGAGGCGGAGCTGTCGGAAGGCGTTCTCCTCACCGGGGTTCTGCTGCGCCGACTCGCAGGCGGCTTTGACCTTGTCGATGCCGACCGTGATGCCAAGGGACGGATTCGCTTTCTTCCACACTTTCGGATCAGTCCAGTCCTCATCCTCCTTCGCACCGTATATCACGGAGTAGAAGGTGTCATCGTGTTTTCTGCCTTCCTGGATGTCGATGGCTTTCTGATGCACCTCATAGCAGATGGAATTGGTATCGTTGCCCGCCGTGGTTATAAGGAAATACAAGGGCTGCATACGGGCGTCGCCGCTGCCCTGGAGCATGACGTCGAACAGCTTTCTGTTGGGCTGCGTGTGCAGCTCGTCGAAGATGACGCCGTGGGTGTTGAAGCCGTGCTTGTTCGCCACGTCCGCCGAAAGCACCTGGTAGGAACTGTTGGTCGGCTTGTAAACGAGTTTCTTCTGCGACTCCAGTATCTTCACCCGCTTGGAAAGCGCCGGACAGAACCGCACCATATCAACAGCAACGTCGAATACGATCTTTGCCTGGTTGCGGTCGGCGGCGCATCCGTACACCTCGGCGCGCTCCTCGCCGTCGCCGCACAGGAGCAGGAGCGCCACAGCGGCAGCCAGTTCCGACTTGCCCTGCTTCTTGGGGATCTCGATGTAGGCGGTGTTGAACTGGCGGTAGCCGTTCTCCTTGACCACGCCGAAGAGATCCCTGATGATCTGTTCCTGCCAGTCGATGAGTTCAAACGGCTTTCCGGCCCAGGTGCCCTTGGTGTGGCGCAGGGACTCGATGAACATGACCGCGAAGTCGGCGGCCTCCTTATCGTAGTGAGAGGCCTTCGCCATGAACTTCGTGGGTGTGTATTTCTTCAGCTTCCGCACAGGCGGCCTCCTCTCTGAAAGCATAAAAAATGAGCCTCCGCCGTGATCGGCGTGACCCTTCATAACGAGGAACAGAGCCAATCGGCTCATGTTCCGCAGGTATTCAGTTACTGTGCTTACTGCCGCATCGCCCAGGCGATGGCGTGACCATCATCCTCGAACTCGACCTCGCTTGCCGCCCGCAGCCCGATGGTCCCTTCGCAGGTGTGGTCATCGGTTAGGAAATCGTAGGCGGCTCCGAAGAAGCAGGGCTTATTCCTGCCGTTGTAGTAGTGTCCCGCCATGACCACCGTGTCGCCGAAGGTCAGGACCTTGCTCCAGCGGGTCTCCAGATCTTCCGGTGTGGTGGGGTTCGGCAGTCTGTACTTTCTCATCGCTTCGCTGATCGTCATCGTCCGTCCCTCCTTATCTCTCGCTGCGGATCGCTTTCCGCTTGGCCTGCTGTGCGCTGTAAAGGACCGTGAAGTCTTCCCAGGAAAGGCGGTAGGCGCTGCAGTCCCGTGAGAACTCGATGCGGATGCCCTCGATCTCGTTGCGGTCGGTGCAGGCTTCGATGCGCTTGAGGTAGGCCGCAGCCCTTTTGCTGAGTTTCTGCTGTTTCATGGTGTTTTCCTCCGTTCGTTTTTGTACTGTATATATCACTCTAAACGGAGAAAATAGCAAGTCATTTCTGCGATATTTCTCAAAGAAATGTACACAAATTACCAGCCCGAAAACTGTGTATTTTATGACTGCGTATGGCGGTGGATAGTCTCGATGATCTGCTCCTGCTCCTCGGCCGCGACACCGATGGATTCAAGTGCCTGCCTGGTTCCACAGTCCGGGCAGATGAGGGTCTTGTTGTCCGTCCTGGAAAGAGCCGGATGCTCGTGGTAGATCCTGCCGCAGAGCGGGCAGACGGCGGTTCTGGTCACGTTATCCTTCATTTTCACATGCCTCCACGCATTTGTCGTAGGCGTCGAACAGCACGTTTCTGTCGAAGCCGAAGGTGTCATACCCTTCAAGGCAGGTTCTCATGTAGTAGTTGCTTGGAATGCCGATTGGACGTTCCTCGTGCATGATGTATGCGAACGCGGTCACCGTCCTGCGGCGGCCCGTGCGGATACCTTGGAAGGCGCATTCGGGGAAGAGGTTGTAGCCTGGTCCTGCGGCGGCCCGTGCGGATACCTTTATACCGAACCTTGATTTCCTTCTTGTAGTAGAAGGTCGGGAAACCCTCGTAGCGGTCGAGTGCCTTCTCGTCCTTTTCCGTGACATCCCAGATCACCACGGGAACGGAGCCGTTCTCGCTTTGCTCAATGGTGAGGTATGACCCGGTTTTGCTTCCTTTAAAAAGAAATTCCCAGCCCTTGAGGGTCGCCGTGCCGAGGATCGATGCGTGAGGGCAGCGCATACGCATCTGCGGGACATTGAGGTTGCTGCCGTAGGCGATGTAGTATCTTTTTTCCATAGTCTGTACCATCCTTTCCGAAGGGAATACCCTTCTACCGCCTTAAGACCGCCAGAGCGGTCAAAAGCGCGGGCCTCTGGGCTGCGTCCTTCAAGCGGCGGCTCTTCCGTGGCGGAAGGCCGTGTCGCCGGAAAGGTTGCGGGTCAGGAAGTCTCTCGCCGTTGCGAACTCCTCGCCGATGAAGCCCAGGCGGAGGAGCCATGTTCTCATCGCGTATTTGGGGTTCTCGTTCTGCTGAGGCTTGGGGCTTGCCGTCCGCACGTCCTTCGCCATCTGGCTGAGCGCGAGGCAAAGCTGAATGTAGCTCTTGAGCTGTCCCGCGTGGATGCCGCCCCTGCGGTCGACGGTCGGCTCATCGAACTGGAAGAGCCGGAACTCGATGGTGCCCTTGGTGAAGGTGGCGTGGTAGTTGAGCATATGGTAGCGGCTGTCGTTGTAGTGCTGTGTCCTGCCGTAGTTCGCGCCCTGGGTGGTGTACCAGATGTCCGCGAGGTCGGCCATCGTTCTCGGCTTCCTAGTGTTAACCATCCGCAGGAAGTTGGGGTCGACTGTGCGGCAGTAGCGGCTCACGCGGTAGGAGTCGAGTTTGAGGGCTTCGGCGATCAGGCTTTCGTGGCTCGCCATGATGTTTGCGAGGTTGCGGAGCGTCTGCGGCGTGTGGCCGTTGGCTCCGATGTGGATGTGTACTCCGCAGCCCCGGCTTGCGTCGCTCTTCGCGCCATTGTGGCGAAGCTGGCGGCAAAGCTCCTGCAGGGTCTCCATGTCGCTGTAGTGAAGGATCGGCGTGACCAGTTCGCACTTCTCGTCGTCCGGCCCGTTGATGGAAACGTCCCTCTGGAACTTCCACTCGCGTCCTTCAGCGTCCCAGGCGCTCCAGGTGTAGTAGCCGTTGCGGTCGGCTGTGTTCTCGTACCTGCCGGTTCCGAAGAACTCGGCGGCGGTCTTCGCGGCGTTTTTGCAGGTGATGTTGTTCATCTCGACCTCGACCCCGATGGTCTGGTTTTTCATCTCGCTAATCTGTCTTTCAGTCCTTGCGTTCATGGCGTGTGCCTCCTTGAAAATCCTTTGTTTTCCGCAGGTTTTCTCCCTTGCGATACTGTATATATCACTCTAAAGCACACAAATAGCAAGTCATTTCTGCGATATGAACCGGACAAATACAGGGTCTTTTTTGGGGTCTGAATTGTGTACATTACGGGTCGATCTTTCTGACGACATCCTCGCCGTAGACCACATTCAGGCCACTGCCGTTGTCCCATCTCATGAGTAGGGATCCGGTGTCATCAACACCCAGCACGGTGCCTTTCGTCCCAATGGGAGGAGCCTGTCTGTCATCCATCCGCACCAGCTCCACACGGGCGCCTTTGGGGTACTGCCTGCGTACCCGATCGACCGTTTCTTTACTCGGAAATTGCATCATCGCCGTTTCCTTTCTGACCGCCCCTGAACGCTGAGGAGCCGGAAAGGTTCTTCAGCAGGATCTTTCGTTCGGTCTTGTATTCCACGCCGATGAAGCCGAGCCTTAGAAGGAAGCATCGAAAGGCATACTTTTCGCTTTCGACTTCCTTTTCCTTTGCGGTCACCCGTTTGGCGTTCTTCGCCATGCCGCAGAGCGCGGTCACAAGATGCGTGTAGGCCCTGACCGACTCGGCGTCCGTTTCGGTGAACCAGGGAAATGCAATCTTTTCATCGGTCATTTCAATCGGAAGTGTGTCCGCGCCAAGTGCTTTCCTTAAAAGACCGGCTTTGCTGTCGACCAGCTTCTGAAGGTTTTCGATTGCCGCGTCTGTAAGAAGCGTCCTCGGCACGGCGATCTCAAGCCCGTCTGCGCGCGCCTGTGCCTCTGATGTCGGCTCTTCGACCGTGTCGTCCTCCGCAGACTCGAACTCGAAACCTGCCGCCGAAATCGTCTCCAGAAGCCCTTCGACTTCCTCGCTGTCGGTTCTGTCACTGAAGGACAGGGTTCCGTCTCTGTCGACCGTGTAAAGGTCGATCTCATAGGCCATGCTCGGCATTCCGAGATATTTCGGTTTGATGTCAAGAAACCTGCCGATGGTCTGAACCAGTCGCTTGCGCTCGGTTCCGGTTACGTTGTACCTGATTTCCATTTGGGGATACCTCCTTGTTTTTTTCGGTAGTACATATATCACTCTGAACGCCTGAAATAGCAAGGGGTATTTCCACAATTCCGGGGACAAATTCTGTAGAGTTTTCAGTCTTCAAACTGGTCATAGTACACGATGCCGGCAAGAACGAAACAGACGCACGGAAGCGCCACGCCGTTGCCCCACAGCTTGTACTCCGAAGAGTCGGCGTGAGGAGCTTTCAGCCATTTCACGATCTGAGCGTCCGACTTCGGCTTCGCTGCCGATCCCGTCACCAGGCGGTGTGTCTCAAACACCTCTCTCCAGAACTCCATATCGCTCTCAGTCGGTTCTTCCGTACCGAGATCGGCGCACCACCAGTCCGGGAAGCCCTGCAGCCTCGCGCATTCGGTCGGCGTGAGTCTGCGGACGATATAGTACGGTTCCTCCGAGATGATGGGCGGGTCTTTGTAATCCGTAGCGACAAGCGTGTTCACCACATCTTCCTCTGCGAGGGTGTGGAAAGAACTCTTGCTCGTGGAGTACACGGGATGCGCTACGGCTCCCGGCCCCTTTGCCAGCATCGGCGGCTCGACTTCCGTATCGATGCACGGAGCGAACTGCGCGTTCTGGCCCATGTTGTAGGTGGCGCGGTCGATGCCGTATGCCACGGCGTGACGGTCGGTAGCGTCAAGCGTGAAGGAGACGTCCTCATTCACTCCGCTGCCCAGCGGACCGTTCTCGTCCTTTCTACCGATCATGCTGCCCTGCAGAACATAGGTCTGTTGCTTCATTCCCGGCTCCGTAGCGAGACAGCCCGATTTTCCGCCGAGGTTACGTACCTCGTCGCGCTGGTTCTGCGCGAAATCCACCACGGCCATGCCGCCCTGGTTGCAGGAAGGGTTGCCGCCGTTGGCGTCGAGTGTCCTTGTCGTTTCCGCTTCATAGAATCCGCTGTTCGGATTATCCGACTTCATGGCATTGGAGTCCCTGGCGCAGATACCGAACACGGTCGGAACAAAAAGCGTCTGGTCGTTGTTGGTGGCGAGAGTCGCCGACTTGTCCGTCTGGATGAGCGGACCCTTGCCGCCGCCTTCGCATCCGCAGCGTATCTTCATGACGAGAGGCACGTTGTTGCCGCCGGTCCCCATGCGGGAGGTCAGCGTCTGCACCTTGCCGTCTTCGGATACCGTCACACGGCTGTCGGCGGGGTGGTTCTCCAGCGCAACGGCAGCGGGAACAGTGCCGGCGCGCAGCGTCGGAGACAGTTCTTCTTCGTACCCGATGGAGCGGCTCTTTGCGGAGTGTTCCGTGCAGAAGCCCGCTGATTCCGTAACAACGGGCGGATGGTGCGCCTCGGCTCGAAGCGTGGCGGTCACGTCCTCTGTTACATCCATGCGGTCACCGCCCTGGTCGTTCAGAACCATGACGCCGTTCCGTCCCGTGGACATTCCGCAGTTCACGCCGAGGGTGGCGGCGACTGTATCTATCGCGCCGTTGTAGCCGTCTGTGCCGACGCCTGCCGGATGAGCGCCTTCTTCAGCAGCTCCGGCAGCTCCTTGCCACGAACGGAAGCCCTGCGGAGTATACCCAGACAGGCCTTCTGACTCAAACAGTACTTTTCCGGCACGTTGGCCTGCAAGATCTGCGACAAGGTAGATGCGTTTTCTGCGCTGGGGGACTCCCCAGTATTGAGCATCAAATACACGCCATGCGATTGAGTGATCGTCTGCCAGGATACACCCGGCGTTCGGCCACCTCGCAGGTCGAGGAGTATCAGCTTCGGGGTCTTTGACGCGGCGGATCTCATCGAGGACGGCTTTGAAGTCTTCTCCGCCGTTCGAGGAGAAAGCGCCCGGCACGTTTTCCCAGCAGAGCCAGGTCGGATATCGCCCATTGGTAGCATTCCTCATTTCTTTCGCGATTCGGACGGCTTCGTAGAAAAGGTTCGAGCGGGACCCGTCCAGCCCCGCCCTGCGCCCAGCCACGGACATATCCTGGCATGGGCTTCCGAAGGTGATGATGTCCACGGGTTCAAGGTCAGCGCCGTTGATCCGTGACACATCGCCGTAGTGTTTCATGAAAGGCAGCCGCTTCGTGGTCACGCGGATCGGGAACGGCTCGATCTCCGAAGCCCACACGGGGACAACGCCGGAGATCAGACCGCCGAGCGGGAATTCGCCGGAGCCGTCGAACAGGCTGCCGAGAGTCAGGGTTTTACTCATCGGGGAGTTCCACCTCCTTGACGAGGTCGGAGTACGGGATCTGCTGTCCGCCGCGCTCCACAAAAATATCCTCCGGGGCTACGCCGTTCTCGACAGCCCTGCGGAGGATCACGGATGCGTATTTCTCGTCCAGTTCCATCATGAAGCACACGCGGCCCATCTGCTCACAGGCCATCATCGTGGAGCCGGAGCCGCCGAAGGTGTCCAGCACCACGGCGTTCTCCTGCGTGGAGTTCCCGATGGGATAGCCCAGCAGGTCGAGCGGCTTGCTCGTGGGATGGTTGGCGTTGCGTTTCGGCTTGGCGAAGTTCCAGACCGTGGTCTGCTTGCGGTCGGAGTACCAGGGGTGCTTCCCGTTCTGAAGGAAGCCGTACAGCACGGGTTCGTGCTGCCACTGATAATCTGAGCGTCCGAGGACGAGGCTGTCCTTCACCCAGATGCAGCATCCGGCGAGATGGAACCCGGCGTCGATGAACGCCCTGCGGAAGTTCAGACCTTCGGTGTCCGCGTGGAATACATACGCCGAGCCGCCTTTCTCCATGTGAGCGGCGGCCGCCTTGAAAGCGGAGAGGAGGAACTGATAGAACTCCTCGTCCTTCATGGAATCGTTCTGGATCGTCAGGCCGCTCGCGCTCTTGAAGGAAACACCGTAGGGCGGGTCCGTCAGCAGAAGGTTCGCCCGTTTGCCGTCCATGAGCAGAGCAACGTCCTTTTCAGAGGTGGCATCCCCGCATACGAGGCGGTGCCGGCCGACCGTCCACACGTCGCCGCGCTCCATGAAGGAAGCCTTTTCAAGTGCGGCGGTGAGGTCGAAATCGTCATCCTTTACATCTTTCTCATCGTCGGCGAAGAGGTCGGCGATCTCATCCGCGTCGAAGCCCGTGAGCAGCGGGTCGAAATCCGCCGCCTGCAGAGCCTCGATCTCCACGCGCAGGAGTTCCTCGTCCCATCCGGCGTCCATCGCCATACGGTTGTCGGCGATGATGTACGCTTTCTTCTGGGCTTCGGTGAGGTGGTCGGCGAAGACGCACGGCACCTCCGTGATTCCTTCCTCCTTCGCGGCGAGGATGCGGTCGTGTCCTGCGATGACGCCGTAGTCACGGTCGATGATGACGGGGTTTATAAAACCGAACTCCCGCAGAGAGGACCGCAGTTTCACGATCTGCTCCGGGGAGTGCGTTCTCGCGTTATTCACATAAGGGACGAGCTTGCTGATCGGAACGAGCTGGAGTTCGGTGGTCGTCTTCATCGCACCAGCCCCCATTCAGCGAACTTCTCGAAGCCGCCGAGAGAGCGGATGTACTCGCGGGCGGTCTCTACGATCTCCGAGTACGGTCTGCCGTCCACGGTATCGTCGCCGATGGCGCAGCACAGCTCCACGGGCCGCCCCGTTTCCTGAGCCTTTAGCCATGCGTACACGTTCACGCTAACGTCGGCTTTCGACAGATCCTTGCCGTGCAGACCGCCGCCCGTGACGGAGTCCGCCATGTCCGAACCGAGCTTCCTGTTCGTCGCGCCGGTATCCACGTCCGTGCCTCCGGTCCAGTCGCCCAGGGGATTGACCTCGGCGTCCGGATACGTTTCACGGAGGTGGACAGACTTTGCGTTGCTCTGGCAGATGATCAGACGGCCGCCGTCCAGGATGTACTTGCCGTCGCAGCCGTACACGCCGTAGATGAACTTTGCGATGTCCGTGAGCTTTTTCTGCTCATCCGTAACGGGCATACCGTTGAAGATGCCGTTGTCGCCGCAGTGGAAGCCGTCCGCCTGGTTGTCGGCGAGATGCGCGTCCTGCGGGACTTCGACATAATCCGACAGGATCCGCTCTCCGGCAATGCGGTGAACGATGGATGCGGCTTCCGCGTCCGTGATGTGGACGGAGGTCTCCGCGATGATATTGCAGACCCCGTGGCCGATAAGCACCTCCACGGCGATCTTCGGCTTTTCCTCTTTTGCATAAGCCAGGTCGACAAGCGCGCCGGCGATGCGGTCGGCCACCTTGTCGGGGTGCGAGGGATTTACTTTTTCAAACATGGTCTTCATCCTTTCCTTGCCCGAAGCAAACGTTCCATGAGGTCGTCCTGCGGGGAGACCTCGCCGTAGTCCGTGGAGCAGTTTTCCTTCACGATTTGGAAAATCTCGTTCCACAGCCGCACGGCCTGGTTCATGTAGTTGATGCCGATATTGCCGATATTGATGAACGGAGACGGTATCGGTTTCTGAGTGGTGGGATGCTTGGAGAGGAAACCCATCTTGTTCGTCATCTCCTCGCATTGAATCCACCGCGCCGAACACATGGCGTACCGCTCCAGAAGCTGCGGCGAGACCTTGGACGCGCAGCCGATCTTTTTCAGCCACTCCCAGGTCTCGGCGTATATTTCCTCCGCCTGCAGCTGACTGCCGTCGCGCTGTTCGGCCGAAAGAAAATCATGGGGCTTCGGCATTTCGACACCCTCGACTTCGGGAATGTCCAGGACTTCAAGCCGTCTGCCGCCGGGATTGCCGTTCTCGGCCTTCTCTTTGACAGGGGTTTTCT